ATATCTATGATATTGGAGAGAAGTAGACTTAATAAACCTATAGATGATTATGCAACTGATGGTCGTGTAAATTTAATAACTGGAGATCCTCATGCAGCAGCATATATTTCTCAAGCAGTTGATTTAAAACAACCCGCATCATCATTAAAAGTTTATGTTGCTGCTCATAGAAAAGAAACTGCTGACTTTAGGGTTCTATATCAGATAATTAGATCAGATTCTGCGGAAGTTGAACAGTCATGGGAACTCTTCCCTGGATATGATAATTTGACAGATACTGATGGTGATGGATTTGGTGATTCTATTATTGATGTAAATCGTAATAGTGGATTATCTGATGCATATGTCAGAGGAAGTAATGAAGGTGAATTTAATGAGTATCAATTCAGTGCTGATAATCTAGATGAATTCATTGGATTCCAAATCAAGATTGTCTTCAGTGGTACAGATGAGGCAAATGCACCTAGACTTCAGGATTTAAGGGTTCTAGCATTAGCATAATGATTCCTGTTGAAGGACATAAGAATCTATATAGAGATGAAAATTCTGGTGCTATAATTAGCACCGATACTGCTGGATATTCTCAATATATTCAGACAAGATCGAAAAAACGTATTGAAAAGGAAGAATTGGATAGGATGAAGTCAGATATTGATGAGATTAAAAGCCTACTTAAAGAAATTGTTAATAGAACAGTTTTGTAAGAGTATAAATATACTTTAGATCCTGATTTTATATAAATGGCAGCTGTTTATGTTAGCAATCTTGTTGTAAACACTGGTGCTACGTTTTCACAAACATTCACATTAGAAGATAGTGGTTCAAACTCTGTCTTAAATTTGAGTGGATATACTGTTAGAGCTCATATGCGAAAGCATCCTGGTAGTTCTTCGTATACCGATTTAAATGGTGCTGTTTTGAATGTTAATGATGGAACAGTTAAAGTTGGACTTACTACAACTCAAACCACACCGTTAAAGGAAGGTAGGTACGTATATGATGTATTAATAACTGATAGTAGTAATACCGTAACTAGAGTTGTTGAAGGATCTGTCCTGGTTAGACAAGGTGTGACACAATAATGGCAGATATTAAAGTCAGAGTAGGGCAGCAAAATGCTGTCAAAGTTGTTTCCTCAATTGCAGGAAGTCAGTCTTTGGCTCTTGGTAGTCTGAATGATGTTAATGCTTCGGCATTGAAAAATGGTATGGTACTTGTTTATAATAGTACCACTGGAAAGTGGGATGCAACATTAGAATTAACTCCAGGGGCAACGCAGAATTTGGACATCAACGGAGGAAGTTTCTAAGTCATGGCAAGTATTGTAAGGGTAAAAAGATCGACGGGAACTACAGCTCCTAGTGCTTTAAATTTCGGAGAATTAGCACTTACTGATGGTGTAGGAACTCACGGTGATAAAGGATATAGATTGTTTGTTGGAGACCAAGGTGGTCTTGGTGGAGATGTTGATATAATTGGCGGTAGATATTATACCGATATGATGAGTATTGCACCAGGATTGGTTGCAGGACAAGCAAACCCAACTACTGCTGCAAACGGATTTATTCCAATTGTTGATCAGAGTGGAAAAGTTGATCAATGGAATGTAGATAATTTAAGAATTGATGCTAATACAATTTCATCCACGGATACAGATGGAGAAATTATATTAAATCCAGATGGTGCTGGTCTCGTAATGATTCCAGATGATACTTTCTTAGGATTTGGTGGTGGAGCAACTGGATCTGCAACTGCGGATGCAAAGATAGAATATGATGAGAATGGTACGGATAAGGTTCAAGTAACTGGTGCAAATTGGAGATATAATAATCAGATTCAAGTTAGTGAATTAGATGTTGTTGGTGTATCAACTTTAAACAGTTCTGGTGGTATTACTACTACTGGTGGTGATCTATATGTTGGTGGTGACTTATATGTATTAGATGATTTAGTATTTGATGAGTTTACTGCAAGAAATGCACTTGTAACTGGTATTGCAACTATTGCCAATCTAATTGTAACTGGTATTGGTACATATAAAAATGGAATAGAGATTGATAATGTTGGAATTAAGTCCAATGTAATTTCAACAAGATCTGGAGGTGGTAATGTTTTATATCTTGATCCATATCCTGATGGTTTAAGTAATGAAGGTAAAGTAATTGTTAAAGGTGATTTACAGGTAGATGGTACAACTACATCTGTTAATTCTACTAATGTAACCATTAATGATGCAATAATGAAGGTTGGTGATGTAACCAGCAATAGAACTGTAATGAAAGCAGTTGGTGTTGGTGTATCACGAATTGAACTTGATTCTGTTGTTGGTATTAATACTAATGATACTTTAACTGCAGCTGGATTACCTGGTGCAGGTACAACAACAGTTCATTCATATATTCCACCAGCTAGTGGAGTAGGACTTGGTACTGTATTCATCAATGGAGATGGAGGAGCTGGTACAAATTACACAACTGCTGGAATTAGTACCACAATTCAAGTAGTTGTCAATCACGCATATGACACTAACACTGATCGTGGTATTTCATTTGATTACAATACCAGTTCTGGTGTAGGTAATAATAAGAGTGGTTTCTTTGGATATGAGGACTCAACACAAAAATGGACATTTGTTCCAGATGCTACTATAAATGCTAGTGTGGTTACTGGTACAAAAGGTTTCCTAGATATTAAAGGTATTTACTACCAATCTGGCGATTTTGCCACTAGTGGTGTAGTATACTTTGATGCTAATGGATTGCAAAATTCAACAGTAGCACCTGCTGCTGGTATTACTACCTCAAATTATATTCTAACTACTAATGCAGCTGGTACACCAACTTGGACAACAACTATTGATGGAGGAGAGTTCTAACACATTATGACAAATAATCAAACTGACGTGGATGTGAATGTTTTGATCAAACTCTATAATCAAAAACTTTCACAAATTTCAAATCAAAATGTACTACTTGAAGCAAAATTACATACTTCTACACAAGATTTTTTAGATGAAAAAAAGGAACTCCTTGCCAATTTAGCGGAATTGCAAGAAAAGTATGACAATCTACTAGCAGATATAGAGGAAGATGGCGAAACCAGCAACTAGACAACAATTAATCGATTACTGTTTAAGACAGCTGGGTGCTCCAGTTTTGGAGATTAATGTTGATGACGATCAAATAGATGATGCCGTTGATGATGCTCTTCAGTATTTTCAAGAAAGGCATTTTGATGGTATAGAAAGAATGTACTTGAAGTACAGAGTTTCACAGGAAGATATTGATAGAGGAACAGCAACAAATGAAACTGGTAGTTCCAATACAAAAGGTATTGTTGGGTATGGAGCAACATCGACTAGTATAGCTGGTTATGGTACTACAGTAAGTAATTGGTATGAGAATTCCAATTTTATTCAAGTTCCTGATTCGGTAATCGGTGTTGAAAAAGTATTTAAGTTTGATACTAGTTCAATTTCTGGTGGAATGTTTAGTATTAAATATCAATTATTTTTAAATGATCTATATTATTTCAATGCTGTTGAGTTAATGCAATATGCAATGACTAAGAGTTATTTGGAAGATATTGATATGCTATTAACTACTGATAAGCAGCTTAGATATAATAAGAGACAAGATAGACTTTATCTTGATATTGACTGGGGTGCTCAATCAAAAGACACTTATTTTGTTATTGATTGCTTTAGAATTTTAGATCCTGATCAATTTACTGGAGTTTATAATGATACTTTCCTTAAGAGGTATTTGACATTATTGATCAAAAGACAATGGGGACAAAACTTAATTAAGTTCCGTGGAGTTAAATTACCAGGTGGAATTGAGTTAAATGGTAGAGAAATTTATGATGATGCTGAAAAAGATATAGAAGCACTGAGAGAGAAGATGACACTTGAATATGAATTACCTCCACTTGATTTCATAGGTTAGTGAGACATGGCATTAAATCCCTTTTTTCTGCAAGGCTCACAAAGTGAACAACGTCTTGTTCAAGATCTAATAAACGAACAATTACAAATATTTGGCGTAGAAGTAACATATATTCCAAGGAAGTATGTTAATAGGCAAACTGTAATTGAAGAAGTAAATGCATCTAAATTTGACGATAATTTTACAATAGAAGCATATGTTAATACTTTTGAAGGGTATGGTGGACAAGGTGATATTTTAACCAAGTTTGGTATGAGTTTAAGAGATGAAATGGTCATCTCAATATCTAAAGAAAGATTTGAAGACTTTATTGCATCATTTTTAAGTGCATTACCTGATAGTGAAATTGAAGTTGATACTAGACCTCGTGAAGGAGATCTTATATATTTCCCATTGGGCAGTAGATTATTTGAAGTTAAATTTGTAGAACATGAACAACCTTTCTACCAGTTAGGTAAGAATTATATTTACGAATTAAAATGTGAACTCTTTGAATATGAGGATGAGGTTATTGATACTGATATTCATGAAATTGATACTCAGGTACAAGAAACTGGATTTATTACTACACTCAATCTAATTGGTTCTGGTACTACTGCTACTGCAGTACCAACTTTAAGTCAACCAACAGGATATATTAGAGAAATATTCCTCAATAATGATGGATCTGGATATACTCAAGTACCTACTGTTGCCATATCTACGTCACCAACTGGATATAATGCAAGTGCTGTTGCTATTACTACGAGTAGGGCTGGTGTCCAATCCATAGAAAGAATTGTAATGACTCATTCTGGGTCTGGATATACAACAACACCTATTATTACTATTGTTGGTGGTAATGGTGTAGGTGCAGCAGCTACTTGTTTGTTAGAGAAAACCTTAAAAGGTATTCAGAACTTTACCGTTACTGGTAATGGTGTTGGATATGGAGCAACTCCTAGTGTTACTATTACTGGTATTGGTAGTGATGCACTAATTACAGGATCTGCTAAAGCAGTTGGTGAAGCAGTAATTAATGCTGATAATCAAGTTTCTTCTGTTAGGATAATAAATCCAGGTATTGGATATACTCAGGTTCCAACAGTAACGATTGGAAATCCTTCACTTATTACTGGTGTTGGAACATACTACATGAACGAAATAGTAACAGGAGGTACTTCTGGTACTACAGCAAGAGTGAAGGCTTGGGATCTTGATACTAAGATTCTTAAGGTTTCTAATGTAGGTATTGGAACTACTATTTCTGGATTCATTCCTGGTGAGACTTTAAGTTCCAATGAATCTACGTGGTTTAATGCCGCAGTTTCCGTGGCAGGAACAGTTGGTATTACTACTAATAAGATTGTTGGTATTAATACTGCAAATATTGTTGTGGGTCAGACATTATTACCAATGACAGCAGTGTATAACTCATCCACTTCATATGAAACTATTGGTACTGCTACGACAGTTACAAGTATTGGACTTAGTTCAGTCTTTATTAGTCAGAATTCATTGAATACTTCAGGTTGGTATCAATCTGCATTTGGATATACTGGTGTAGCTACAAACTTTACTTTTGGATCAGTGGATAATACCATTTACCAAATTAAGGCATATGATGGAACCGATATATATGATAAGTATGACACTAATGACGAAATCGAAGCAGAAGCAGATCTGATAGTAGATTTCACTCAATCTAATCCCTTTGGTACATTCTAATGTTAGGCACATATTATTATCACGAAATTTTAAGAAAGACGGTTATATCTTTTGGTACAGTTTTTAATGACATCCGTGTTAGGCATACTAATCCTGATGGATCACCTTTCAGTGAAACAAGGGTTCCACTGGCATATGGTCCAGTTCAAAAGTTTTTAGCAAGATTAGATCAGCAAGCAGATTTAAATAAAGCAACTCAAATTACATTACCTAGAATGTCTTTTGAGACTACGAATATAACATATGACCCTACAAGAAAAGCAGGTATAACTCAAACATTTAAAGCATCTGATGGAACAAACCTGAAGAAAGTTTACATGCCAGTTCCTTATAATGTTGGATTTGAATTAAATGTCCTGACAAAATTGAATGATGATGCATTACAAATTGTAGAACAGATACTTCCTTATTTTCAACCATCTTTTAATTTAACTGTAGATTTGGTTAAGGCTATTGGTGAGAAGAGAGATATACCTGTAGTATTGGATAATATTTCTTTTCAGGATGATTATGAGGGTGATTTTGAAACTAGACGTGCGTTAATATACACTCTTAATTTTACTGCTAAGACTTATCTGTTTGGTCCTGTTGCCGATACTTCAGAAGGTCTCATTAAGAAAGTACAAGTTGATTACTATAGTACTGTTGATAGGGAGAATGCAAGAAGGTCATTAAGATACACTGCAACACCAAAAGCACTTAAAGATTATAATGATGATAATACTGCAGTCTTAGATGAACCAATTACAAAGTCTAAGACAAAAATATCTGTTAATGATTCCACAAACTTTGCTGTTGGTGATAGAATTATTATAG